TCACTAAACGTAAAGCAGTGGTATACAAGACTATACCTGTTAACCTTGACATTAGACAGCCTGAAGTTGTTCAACATCTGACTGCTAGTGATTGGTATAGCACCGCAGTGCTTGGTTGGAGAGGACAGGAAGGTGGTCCTACTGATGAAGACGTCAAACAAAGAGTTGTGTGGATGTTTCCTTTTGGCGTTAATATTAAAGAACTGCAATTTTATCAGCCAGCTATTGAATTAGCACAACGTTATAGTCTGGTTCCAGCTTGGGTTAGCATGGAAGAGGTTGACCGGCGTATCACTAAATTATTTGATACTAAAGGTAAGGGTGACCTGGTAATTTGCACAGACTTCTCAAAGTTCGACCAACACTTTAATCCAGATATGCAAGAGTGTGCCCGTAAAATAATTTCAAACATTCTTAACGCATCGTCTGAGAGCCGAAGCTGGTTGAATGATACTTTCCCTGTCAAGTATATGATACCTCTAGCGTATGATTTTGGGAAAATTAGACGCGGTATACATGGCATGGGTTCCGGTTCCGGAGGGACAAACTTTGATGAGACACTTGTTCATCGCGCTTTACAATATGAAGCTGCGCAGAAAGCTCACCAGCAACTTAACCCAAATTCACAGTGCTTAGGTGATGATGGTATTCTTACTTACCCAGGTATTAATGTGGAAGATGTAGTGTCATCGTACTCTAGCCACGGTCAAGAGATGAACGTTGACAAACAGAGTGCGAGCAAACATGAATGCACATATTTGCGAAGGTGGCATGATGAAAATTATCGCAAATCCGGCGTATGTGTAGGAGTTTATTCAACGTACCGGGCATTAGGTAGGTTGTGTGAACAAGAGCGGTTTTATGATCCTGAAGTGTGGGGTCCTAAAATGGTAGCTTTACGACAGCTTTCTATTATAGAAAACTGTAAGTACCACCCATTATTTGAACAATTCGTTCAATATTGCATGAAAGGGGATAAATATAGACTTGGGCTAGATATTCCAGGATTTCTTGATCATATTGAAGAATATGCTCAAGAATCTATCGATCTCATGCCAGATTTCCTTGGTTATGTTAAAAGTTTAGGAAGTTCTAAACAGGGCTATGGCATAGCCACGTGGAGGGTAGTTCAATACCTGAAATCTCTGTAAGGAGCGAGATGGTGCAGCAAACCATTGG